CCTACCTTCTAAACGTGCAAGGTCAATCTCTTTTTCAAATTTTTCAAACTCATGAGGTTTCAATCTAGAAATCTCACTTGCTGTCCAAACTTTTTTCTTTGGTATATCAGAGTCAGTAGCTTTCTTAGTTTTAGAAATTGCTTTAGCAGCTTCTTTCTTAACATCCTTTTCTTCTTTTTTAGTTAGTTTACTTAAACCACGATCCATTTTATATAGATCAATAGCCCTAGCAGCTAACTTCGAGTTAGATGTATTTTCATACAACCAACCTTGAATAGTAGGATCTTGTTGTTCAGCCCAAGCATGAAAATCATCTTGTTGACGAAGATCATTAAAATCTGGGTGAACTTTTAAAAGTTCTACTTCTGCTTTTTCTTTTGCAATTTGCTCTTGTTGGAGTTTTAAATCTTTATATTTATTTTCAAGATCTGCAGTTTGAGTAGTTGCTTTGTTCATTGCTATGGTTTCAACCATATCATAAACATCAGGGTACTCTTTTCTCCATGCCTCTAATTCTTCTTTAGATTTAGGTGGCACAAATTGTGTAGTATTTGACTCTAGTTGTGTACGCAAAGATTGAAGTTCTTCCTTGTGTTTATTGATTGTAGAATCATAGTGTTTTTTCAAATCGTCATAACGTTTCTTAAAAACACGATCTTCAGCTTTAGCAGGGCGTTCAGCGATAGGAGTAGCCTGTTGATCTGATTTCTCTGCAGTCTCTTCAGACGCATCGGTGTCCTTCTGTTCGGTTGCTGCGGTTGCCTCTTTTTCTTTTTGTTCCCTTTGAAACTTAGCTAATTCACCTTTTGCAAAAGCCTCTGTTTCTGCATCATCTTCTTCTCTGATTTTGCTATAAGGATTTGCATTGGGTATAGTAGGTTTAGTTTCTTCAGAAACTTTTTTTTCTTCTTCCATTATTTTTACCTATTGGTTGAGTGCCTTATGGATAAGGGTAGCTCGATTCCATAATTGTTTGTGGGCTGATACTATACAGACATTGTATCAGAATCTATTGCGTCATAATTAACATCAGATTCTGGAGTTTGTACCATTTGTGTATCAGGTGGCACAGTTGTTGTTTGTTCCATCTGTCCAGCTAAATCAGCTACAAAACTTTGTACTGACTCTGCTTCTGTTTGTCCTCCATATTTTCTAACAGCAAAATTTTTTACCACTGAAACTGGAAGAATAACATTTTCTTCTTCTTTAGTAAATTGTGACAACAGAGGGTTTAGCTCTGGTGCAACTTTACTTAAGACATTACTAACAGATGGAGATAAGACTACACTTAGTATAGTTTTATCTTGATCTGTCAAATTTTCTACTTTTTGTAATAAACCTTCTTGTTCTTTAGGTAATACTGGTCCTGTTGGTTTAGGTCTAAAAGGATTAACTGGATCTTCTGGACTTGGTAAAATTGGACCTTTAGCCATTTTCATACCAGACATATCTGGTGCTTTAGATACTGGTCTTTCATTCATCATACCAGTCATTGTAGGTCTACCTTTACTTACTGTTCCTTTCATATCTTTTATAGCCATTATATCTTACCTGCCCAATAGCATATTGGTTCTAATATTTTATTATAAACTTTACCTAATAATGAAGATTTACTATTAAACATTACATGCTTTAAATGTTGTGTTCTATGTTTTGCAACATGTGCACCTATTGCTTTTATTATTTTACTTTTATGCATACCTTTTACAAAAGGTTTAAATAATTTATGATAGCCTTCTTGGTGCTGAATAGTTAAATATTTTTTTTGATATATGTACCAAATCTTCATAGCTTTTTTCCAATCTTCTAATCCTGTTGTTTGATACATGGCTGTGCAAACTATACTCTTACCTGAAGATTCACTACCACCACTTTCTCCTGGTTTAGTTGTCCCTGTTACTGGTGCAGATTTTTTAGCAGCTTTATAATTAGCTTGTTGCTCTTTCATTCTATTTGTATCATCAATAAATTTTTGAGATACATTTTTTGTAGCAATAGTTTGCTCTCTTCTTGCAATCCTTTTTTCTCCAGCTTTTTCTAAATTACCAAAAGCTGATACCCTATTCATTCCTGCATATAAATCTGTAGCTGGATTACCACCAATTCTACCATCACCTCTATCTGTAAAATAATTTTTATTAAGAGCAACTGCTCCAGCTGATTCACCACGAGGTTTGCTTATAGCATCTAATACCATCATCGTAGGTGTTTTAATTTTACTTAATATAGAATCGCCAGTTGTTCTTAATGATGTGCTTATTGTTTGTAATGCATCTTTTTTTACAGGTTTAACATCATCTTTTTCATCACCTGCTAATGCACCCATTTGTGATACACCTGCAAATCTATCCATATCTAAGGCTGTTTGTGATGGTGTAGCTACATTAATTCCTGGTGCAACCATTTCACCTTGATCTGAACGAGTTGCAATATTACTTGGTAAAAATCTTTTATTAGCATCAGTTACCGTAGTTTGGGATGGTTGTTCTAGATCTTGTGGTCCTCTTATTCTAGCTTTACCTACTCTTTCTGTTGCAGTTTGTGGTAACGTAGGTTCATCTAACTCTAAAGCAGGTTTAGTTTGTTGAACTTCACCAGCAACCTCTCTCATGTTAGGTCTATCAAATACTCTTTCTGTTGGAGATTGAATATCTAATGGCGATGTTATTCTATCACCAGCAACATCTCTCATATTAGGTCTAGTAAAAGTATCAGATAACATATCACTAGTTTGTCTTGCTTGTTGTAACATGCTTCCAGTAGTCATAGGTTGATTATCACTACCTCCATCTGGCATATTAAATGCCATTTTAGTTTGTTGAGATAATGTATCTCCTGTTGTATCTGTTGCTGTTTTAGTTTGTGTAGCTGTTGTAGTTGCAGCAGTTGTATCCAAATCAGGTAAATTTAAAGGTGATATTTTTGTAAAACCAACTTCTTTAATAGAATAGTTACCTGTAGTAGCATCTCTTACTAATTCAAAAGTTCCAGGTCCTACTCTATTTGGATCAAATGTTGCCATCTTTATTACGTTTGTTCGCCTCTTCTAGGTTGAGTATTTGCCGCACTAAAGCCAGCTTCCCCTGGCATTGGTACATCACCTGTACCGATGTTGCCACCTCCAGCTCCCGTTGGATCTGTTGGCGAAGCTCCTGCAGGTACTGGACCAGTCTGTCCCATTTGGTCTTGTCCTCCAGCAGCGGCTGTATTGTTTTGATTTCCATTTGCCATTCCCATTATTTGTGCATAGATCGCAGCTTTTTCTGGATCATTAATTAATTGATCTGGATCAATATCTAAAGACTTAGCTATTTCAGTTAAACATGTATGCCATCTAACAAATGGTGCAAGTGCAGGATTAGCTGCTGTTTGCATAAATGTCATTAGTCTTTGAGATCTTACTTCTTTCTGCATCAAAGAAGAAGTGCCTTGAGCTTTAATCTCTAGATCACCTTTGATATGTGGAGCATCTTCATTAAACTGCATGTTCCAATAAAATAAAGATTGTCCTAGGGGCTTTAATAGATAGTCGTCAATATTTTTAATTACTGTTTTGATACTTAGAGCTGCAGCACCCATTAGCATTGACATACCTGATGCTGTTCTGGTTGTAGATTGTACACCTGTTGCTCCATGTGAGTATGAAGGTATACCAGTTGCCTCATCAGCTAACTGTCTAAACTTATCAAACATTTGTAAATTTTCATATGCAGTATTAGGAAACTTAACTCCATGTACTGCTTGTCCTGTTTGCCCACTCTGTCTTCTAAATATCTTACCAGGAAATACTTTCATATCTTGACCAGGCACTAACATTGTTTCATCAACATCAAATACTAGATTACCTGCAAGTGCTAAGTTATCAATAGCCATCCTTGCATGACCATTCATAACTTGTTGTGAGTCTTCCATATTTTCTGGAACTCCAACACCAAAGAATTGATATGGATTTAATTCATATGGACATACTAGATAAGGAATACGATTTGGTGTAAATGGATTTTCAACCATTCTTAATACCTCATTACCACAAATCCAAATATTAACTGATACTACATCTCCTGTAGCTTCATAAGATAAACCACATTCATCTGCAGTTTTTCTATCTATTATTCCCCAGTATTCTAATACTTCAAATCTATTTTTATAAATACTTGTAATATTTTCCCTATCATATAAAGAAGATTCAAATCCTCGTGTTTGATAGTTAGGACCCATCTCTAAACATTTCATAACAGCTTCTGCATTAAACATAGGTTTTTCTGCTAGATCTTCAAACTGTTGTTTATTGTAAGAATGTCTTTGTATTACATAATCACAATCATGAATGTTTGTAGCATTTGGATCTGGATAAAAATCCCAACAAGATACTGCTTCGATACTAGGAATAGTCTTTAATTTTTTAACATTAATATTTATTTTATTACCTTGATCATCTTCTGCTGTATCAAATGAATTATATTCTTTTAAATCTGTAAATGGACCTTTTAAAATACCTGTACCTAATAATACCATTTCAAAAAATACATGTCTTAAAATTGTTATAGCTCTACTTTCTTCTAACTGATCATGTATTAATTTTTGCATAGATTCTGCAGCCATTCGTGCAGGTTCTATCTGTGGACCACCTATATTTGATGGACCTTCTTCAAAACCTAAATTTTCATATTCACGATTTAAATTTTTCATTAAATCATTTACAGTTGCACCTGGTGGAATATTTGCTCCATCACCAGCAAATCCATATGGATCTGGTTGCTGTGGCTGTTCAGATTGTTTAGGATTTAAGTGTGCTCTTTCAGCTATATCTTCTGGTACAGATGTAGGAGATACTCCTAATGGAAACTTGCCCTGTGAAAATAAAACCTCAATGATCTGACCAAATGAAGCAAGAACTTTAGTTTTTGTTATCTTAACAAATACTCTTGACTTTTCGTTTTCACGAAATGCCATCTCTGGTCCATATAATCCTCTGTAGTTTCTATATGCTTTTAACCATCTCTTCTCATCATAGATCTTAGATGTTTCAGCTTGTTGAAACTTATCTCGGACTAAACCAACTAAAGGACTCCCCTCGGATTCGTATCCGCCATTGTTTTTATTTTCTTCTTCCATTTAGATTAGTAATCTCTTTCTTCAGCCATTCTAAAGATTGCTGGATCTACTTTTGATTTAGACTTACCTTTTGCATCATTACCATCACCAGCCATATCACCTTGATTTACTTTTGAATTAGGGTCAATCGCCATTGGTTCGTTAGGTGCTTTTGGTGCATCAGGTGCTAACTCTCCGTGCATGTATCTTTTTTTTATGTCCATTTTTTCTCCTCTGGGTTTTTTTCTTTTTCTTTTTAGTGCCTGCATAAACGACAGGTATAAAATTGCTCTTGGGTCCAAGACTCATTAATAATCTTTTTCGTCAGCCATATTAAACAAAGAATCTTGCACATGTTCTGAACCAGGTTTGCTGACTTCAGTTACATCATACTCAAACGGCTGATATTTTCTAGGTGCATGTTTCTCAAAGTCAATATTAGTATGTTCCCTGTTTGGCTGTTTGCCATCAGGTGCATCACTGAACTGACCTTGTTTAACTTTAGCTTTCGGATCGAATTTAGCTTCCATCGTGTTCTCCTGTTATAGTTTTATCTTTTTAATCTTTAATATATTTTTAGTTGGTATGGTTGTATGTCCACCACCTTGTTTTATCTCATTGTTTGATTCAAAATTAAAATCAGACATTAGAATCGTAACTTTATCATCTTGTTTCATAAGCCAACCAACAGTGCAACAAACCGCAGTAGTTGATTTTTTTATATCAGGTATATCAACCCAAATCGAATCAGCAACGATATCTTCCCACCAGGCGATTACTAGATCGTATGGAAAAATTTTTTTATTAACTTCGGGAAGTTTTCTTTTTTTTGACACCCTTTATCTTTCCAGAATTTTCCATAGCATAAAACACGGCTTCACCTTTTTTCTTGCCGTATTGTTTTACCATAGATTTTTTAATTTTTTTACCTTTTTTATTTAGTGGCATTAGTATCCAAATTTATTATCAGCCATCTGATAACTATCTTGAGTAGATGAAAGTCTAAATCGTTCTGCAAATTTAGGATGTGTTGGCCTACTCATGCAACCATAACGTAATGCATCGTATGCGTGATCCTCTGCATTTGTATCCACATCTTCGGGGTTTTTATCGTCTGTTGGTAATGATCCTAAAGTTCTAATTAAATTTTTACAGGTTTTAAATACTCTAATACCTGGTTCTTTATCAATTATCTTTAATCGTTTGTGAATCTCTAGTTTACCATTAATTCTACTTTTAGGTGATCTATCTGATGGTCTCCATCTACAGCCATATCTAATCATGGTCTCTGCTATACTAGGACCTACATCACCTCTCTTAGCCCAAGTACTTGCATCTAATACACCATAATGTATATACTCGTTATTCTCTAACATCAAGACCTGACGTGCAAAATTATCTGCTGTAACTTTG